GCGGTGGGAGCCAGACCTCCCCACTGATTATGACACGGACGTCCTGAGGTACGTCGCTTCGTCTGTGGAGAACGGCGTAAGAATCCTTGGTGGGGGATTCACAGGCGTTGGTCCCGAGGTGCCTGAGGAGACCGGCTTTTATTTGCTGGTTGCCTCCCCGGAAGGAGACGATGTGGTTTTTCCACATCTCTTGGGGCACCTACGTCAGCATGCGCTTTTCCGGAAGCGCGACTCTGGTCTTTTGCTGGGGCTTCGGTCCCGTGCAATTGACTGGTGCCGGGCTCGGGGGTTCGCTTCCTGGGTGGCGGACATGGCTGTCTGTTCAGCCGTGTCTCTTGCCATTGAGCCTAGCTGCCATGAGTTGGCAGCGGCATCGCGTGTTGAGAGTTCGCTGGCGGAAACTCCCCTGCTGTCCGCTTGGCAATAGGGGGGCCGGCTCGACGTGTCAGGTTCCTGTTTTGGGCCCCCTCCGGCCCATGGGACTGGTGACCTAGACACCAGACGTGTTGATTTCGGCTCCTGTTCGGACAGTAAACGACGACAACGCACGGTCCACCTCGGTGTTCCCTCTTCTTGGGTTCCCGTGGTGCATTCCGTGTGCCCTCACAACGAGATCGCGGCTCTTTGCCTGCGTTCTCTCGCTCCATTGCCACCCTCGGTGTTTGAACCTTTGGGGCCATCGACAGAGGCCGTTTTTCGCAGGCTGCGTCGGTTGGTTGGTGCCTACGGCGGGGTTAGGTGGAGCGATCTGCAGACGGCTCTGTCCTATTCAGGGGCATTGCAGCGCCGTTACCTTGAGGCGGAGAGGTCGTTGAGGGTAGATGGTCCGGTTACCAGTGCCGACAGCTACCTGAGGCCTTTCCTGAAAGCCGAGAAGGGAGTGTACGGGCCGAAGTTTCCCAAGCCACGGATGATTTTCCCTAGGTCACCCAGGTATAACTTGCGGCTAGCTTCCCGGCTGAAGCCGTTCGAGCATTGGTTGTGGGGTTATCTCACAGCGAGGCGGCTCTTCAAGGCGGGGGAAGGCAGAGTTGTGGCTAAGGGCCTCAATCCGCGCCAGCGCGCCAATTTGATCGCGAGGAAGTTTAAAGCGCTGGACTCGTGCGTGGTGTTTGAAGTTGATGGCAAGGCTTGGGAGGCCCACGTTGGGCCTCACCAGTTGAAGGCAGAGCACGCGGTGTATGAGTCTGCGTTTCCCAGGGATTGGGAGCTCAGACGTCTATTGCGTGAGCAGCTGGAACTTCGGGGAAAGCTGCCGTGTGGCGCGAAGTTTTCGCGTCCCGGGGGCCGAGCTAGTGGGGACTTTAATACGGGCATGGGCAATTCGTTGACCATGCTTTGTGTCGTTGTCGGGGCACTGACCTCCTTTGGGGTGCCGTTCGACGTTCTGGTCGACGGCGACAACGCGCTTGTGTTCCTGCGTGGTGAGGACTCCGGGCGGGTTTTGTGTGGCTTCGCTGAGCACGTACTGGCGGATTCTGGCCATGAGGTCTCCCTTGAGAGCCCTGTCAGCGTCATGGAGGAGATTCGCTTCGGCCAATCTGCTCCTGTGTTCCTCGGCCGGGGGCGTGGTTGGTGCATGGTCCGGGACTACCGCAAGGTTCTCTCGGGTGCTTTGTCCAGCCACAGGTGGTTGCGCGAACCTCGGTTTGCGGCCGAGTGGGTCAGGGGCGTTGCGGCGTGTGAGCTCTCGCTCGCCAGGGGCGTGCCCGTTCTTCAGGAATGGGCCCTCCAGCTTCAATCATTCATGGGCGGTCCGGGGGGTGTACGAGCACATCCGTACACAGATTACTTCGTGATGGGTGCTTGGTTAGCGGATCATAGGGCTAGTCTTTGTGTGAGCTCGGAGACACGAGTCTCGTTTGAGAGGGCTTTCGGCGTGGAACCCGAGGCCCAGGTGCTACTCGAGAGGGGGTTTTCCTCCGCCATTCGGCGGGCGTTTGGGAGCGATTGGAAAACCGTCGATCTTGCCACCTCTGATCAATCGGAGATCTCCTTCGAGGTTTCACTTGCACTGGGCTAGGCGTTGTCGTTCCCGGTGGATGGCACCAGGGTCTTGTCGGTCGGGGTCTGCCCTGCCCGGTTCCCGGTTCGTGTTTTAGGCTCTTCGCAAAGCCACCTCCCTCCTCGGAGGGGTCCCGGTGTAGCTGGGGTTCTGCGTCGTTTCTCGGCGTGGCCAGCGCTTAGGGACTCAATTGGGTACGTCGACGGGGTCGACTGGGTCTGTGGGTGGAGCAAGCTCGCATGCGTTCGCGCCTCTGGGGGCCCTGATGCACCTGGTGTTCTGAAGGCGGGCGTGCTGGGACTGGCACGAACATGCAGCCTTAGTCTCGTGGGTGGTTCCACGAGGTGTGGCGCTGAGAGACCCGATTAACTCCCGTAAGGAGTCCCTTCTAGGGGGTTGGTTTTCGAAAATCTCTTCGGAGTGGGCCGATTACCAAAG